ACTTATTGGTTACAGCCCCAGGAGACCATCGTGGTTCCTACCAGTTATATTACAGAACAAGTAAATATACTAATGAGACGCAGAATTCTTCGCGTTCAAAATGCACAGTAATAGGAAATAAATTATGCCGTCATATGTAAGCCCAGGTGTTTATACTTTAGAAAAAGATCTTTCTCAGTTTGCACCCTCTATTAATTCATCAGTAGTTGGTTTAGTGGGTTTTGCCTCTAAAGGTCCTACTAATAAAGCTACTTTAATAACTTCCCCCCAACAACTTGTTGATACTTTTGGCAAACCTGCCGAAGCTATTACAGGACAGGCTTTAGAAGGTGCAGTTGAAATATTAGAAACCACTAATGCACTCTATTTTGTTAGGGCTGCGGTAGCTGCTGTATCAAAATCTGCTTCAGCAGTAATGCAATTTGGTACTTGTCCTGCTATTGCTGTTTCAGGAAGCAACACTCATTTCGGTGAGGAAGGTGGTCACTCTGGTTATGGTGTTAGTGCTAACCTTTGGATTAAATTAAATGGTTATGACAACGCTGGAAATGCGCTGTACACTTCTGATAAATCTTTTGCTATTACAAGTTCTCTTTCAGATGGAGTTGGTACGACTACGAAAGAATCAGAAGGAGAGTTTCTTGCTTTTAGAAAAGTATTTGGTGGAGAATTAGATTCAGGGAAAATAGGTTCTTGGGTTGAAAATGATTATAAAAGAAGTCCTTTTATTGTTAACCCTTTCGCTGGCTCCGCTTCTTATTTAGATGTAACTGCTTACGGAGATTCTAGTTATGCTACTCCTGTAAGTGCTTTAAGGGCTGTTTCTGGTCTTGCAGGGGGGCCGACTGCTATTCAGGACAATCCTTGGGTTTCTTCTTGTAAAGTGTATGGAGTTACTTATAAACCTATAGGTGATGCGACTGTGGCGACTGAGGACCTTGCTGGATATATGGTACAATCTCTATATCCTGGTGGGGGATATAATTTAGGAACTAAAGCAGATGGAACTACTAGTGGTAACTCTGTCGAAATTGGTAAATATGGGAACCAAAACTTCTCTCTTTCCATTAATGAAGATGGTTCACAAGCAGAAGCTTTTAAAATGGCTCTTACAAATTCTGGTTCTTTTGTTACGGATATATTGAATACAACAGACCTGGAAAGTAATAATAAATCAAATATTGTTATTGGAAGCTTTGTTTCAGGAACTACCGATAATAAGATTAGTGGTACAAAACTTTCTTATTTCCCAGATAAATTTCGTGGAGTTGGCTTCCTTGAAGTAACAGGTGTGTGGGGTGGAGCGACTCTTAGAGTTGGGGAAGCCTTTGGGGATACCAGTTCTCTTGCTGCTAATGTTGCAGATGGGGCGAATGGTAGATTTGCTAAAATGGTGCAAGGAACTAATGGTTTAGCAGGAGGTGATAATGGTGTCGGTACTGCCGATCAAAATTCTACTGCTCTCATTGGAGATGCTACAGTTGAACCTAAAACAGGTATGCAAGTACTTGATGATGATGTTCTTAATATTTCTATTGCCTGTGTCCCTGGAGTTACGACCCAATCAGTACAGAATGCTTTGGTTACTTTAGCTGAAGCTAATCAAAATTTCTTAGCTTTAGTTTCCCCTCCTTATGGGGTGGGTACAGTTCAAGATGCAATTGCATGGTCTAATGGTCAAAGCTCTTATAGAACAGCAGCCGTTAATAGTTCTTATGCAGCCACTTATTGGCCTTGGGTGAAAATATTCTCCCAATTTGATAGTAAAGATCTTTGGTATGATCCTGCTATTTTTGCTATTAGACAGATGACCTTTACTGATAATGTTGCAGACCCCTGGTTTGCCCCTGCTGGTTTTGTTAGAGGTCGCCTCACTAAACCTACAGATCTTGAAGTTAATTTAACTCAAGGTGATAGAGACACTATGTATAGTGGTGGAAATGTTGTTAACCCTATTCAAAAATGGCCCCAACAAGGGATTATGCTTTGGGGACAAAGAACTATGAAGAGAACTCCAAGTGCGTTAGATAGAATTAATGTAAGACGCTTAATGATCTATGTTAGAAAATTAATTTTAGCGTCTACTAGAGAATTTGTTTTTGAACCTAACGATCCTTTCACTTGGGATAGAATTACTGGAGTTCTTAATCCAGCGTTGCTTGATATCCAAAACCGTAGAGGTATTACAGAATTTAAAGTTGTTTGTGATTCTTCTACTAATACTCCATTAAGAATTGATCGTAATGAATTATGGACAAAAGTTATAATTAAGCCTACTAAAACCGCTGAAATGCTTGTTTTCGAGGTAAACCTCACCAGCCAAGGTGCAACCCTTTCTTAATAGGAGAAAAATATGGCAACTTTTTATAATAGTACTGAGTTCGGTAGAACAATAACTCAAGGCAGTCTTACGGACATGCCTAAGCTTTCTACCATGCTTGATTCGGTTAGACCTTATCAATTTGAAGTAGAATTTATGGTCCCCACAGGGGTAGGAAATCCTTTAACTCTTACCGTAGCTGCAAAGCAAGTAAGTGAAATAGGTTACGCTGTTGAGGATATTGAAGTTCACAGAGTTAATGACAGATACTACTACCCAGGAAAGCCTACTCCCGAACAAGTAAGTATTACTTTTGATAACCTTAAACAGGATCCTGTGGGTGGTTCTGGTGGTGATATGGCTTTAGCTGCATTATACAAGTGGTGTCAAAGAACATATGACCCCTTAACAGGTCATTTTGGGGATATTAATCCACCTGGATCCGTTAAAACTAACATGAAAATTCATCAGTTAGATGAAGATCTTAACCCCATAGGTTCCGTAACTCTTTACGGTGCTTATCCTAAAGCTTACAAGACTGCTGAATATAACTATGGAACCGTTGGAGATATGCATACTTTAGTTGTAGATTTCCGTTATGACTTCATGAGTGGGGAACAAGGTGGTGGCAGCGTAACTACTCCTGGGTAACAATTATTAATAAAATTTAAATCTGGTTAAGCCCAGTCCAGAAATGTACCCTGGGCTGGGCTTTTTTGTCTATAATAAACTACATGAATTATTACCAAGAATTATTAGAAAGTTATAGTCTTTTAAAGAAAAGACAATTAAAAATTGTCCTTGGAGAACGAACTTATCAGCAGTCTCAGCATGGGCAGAGAAATTATGCAAAAATTGTAGAAAAAAATCCTGGTTTAGTTGAGCCTATTTCAAATGAAATGAAAAATTTGACAGGCATGGCTTATGAGGATGAAGAACCTCAATTAGAGGTTATGAAACCAGAACTACAACAACAAACTAAAACTAATGCAGATGGAACTACCTCTACTTGGTGGACTGTCGAAGGGGATAATGGTCCCATTACAATTATAGGAGCCCGTGGAGGTTTTGATAAACAGGGGTGGAAAAACTTTCAAGGACAGGTTGCACGAAGATTAGAAGCGCAAAACCCTGATCTACAAAGTAATCCTGACCTTAGCCCAACAGACACTAGAGAAAACCCAATCATAAGTGATACTGCTAAGACCCAAGAAGAGCAGCTTCATATGGATGCTACCGTTAAAGAAATTTCTGCGATGAGGAAGACCACTCTCCCCTCTCTCCTTGCAGCAGGGTTTGCAGGAGATCCAGGAAGAGTAACTAAAAAAGATTCAGACGCTCCTGGGTGGGTAAAAGATCCTAAGAATCATTTAGATTCTTTTTCTGGTCAGAGTCTGTTATCTAAAGTAAGAAATGAAAAGGTTACTGAAGTTGCAAGAGTAATAGAAGAAAAGGGAGGAACCTTTAAAGGAGAAAGAGCTAACTGGGAAGATAAGCACGAAGGCGTGGACAGTATGCATGAATTTGCTAAGAAATGTCTCAAATTGCAGCAATTTCTCAATGGAGATGAGGGAGCTTTCACAGACAACGATGCTAGATGGGTTCATACTAATGTTATTCTAGATTCTACTAATAATAAAGTTAGATATAATCGAGGAGACATAGCAGGGTATGGTATATCCTTTGATCATACTACTACAGCACGAAGTAAGCAACAGGAAACTATGAGTGTAGGTTTAGCTCGTATTTATAATGAAAAAATACAGGACTGGGTAGATGCACAGAATAAAAAGGTAGATGATCCTAAAAAAGACGGCATAAGTACTGAACAATTTAAAGTTCCCGATAAAGAACTTACTCCCGAACAGATCAAAGGTTCTAATTGGTGTAGTAATTTTAGAGGAACACAGGCAGAAAAGGTCCTAGGTTTCGTTCCTCATATCATGGATATTTCTCAAATGATTCAGGATTATGGGGGTCTAGATAAGAGAACTAAGGAAGCGAAGGATCTAAACGCTGAAATTGCTAGAAAAAAAGATATTATAGCAACAGAAATGGCAGGGATGTTTAAGCAATCCGTAGCTGTTTTAGAGGAAGCTTTTAAAATTAATGATTGGAATAAGAAAGGACTCATTATATCTGACGAATATACAGAAGGCATTCTTCAAACTGTAGGAGCTTTACAGCGATTCGGTAAAGGAGAACGAGAAATTGTCAAAAAAATATTTGCAAACATTGTTTCCAACCAACAAAAGTTTTTTGAAACAGTAGATTCAGATTTTGTATTCCAAGCAGGTGGTAACACAGGTCCTAGTGAGAAGGCTGATACTTATGTTACTAAGTTAGATGGAGATGATTATTTAAGAGCTTTAAAAGACTTAGGGGTAAAAGATGAAAAGGAAAGGAAGAGAATAAAAACAGCAAATACTAAAACATTAAGGGATCTTCTTACGATTGAAGCTAGAACAACAAAAAAGGGTAAAGAGACTGTAGATAGTTTGAGTGGACAAAAATTGGAAGATCATCTACGAACTATACTCAAAGGGAAAAAATTATCAAAACATTTAGATACGAAGTATGATTTAGATCGTAAAGTTTTTACTATTCCTATAAGCTTAAAGACATATATTACTGACGCTGATAAGAGACTAGGAGGAACTAGAAATATAACAGATACTATTAATCTAATGTTAGATCCTTCTGATAAAAAAAATTACAAGAAAGGACAAGATCAAGCTAGAGTTACACGCTTTATAGAACAAAATGAAGCAAGTTTAGGTGTGGGTACTGATACTGGACCTACTAAAGTAGCTTATGATACTATGTTAGGTAAAATACAATCTATCGGAAAAGTAGGGGAGATGATTAAAGGGGATAAGAGAATAAAAGGAATGGGGAGTACTGATGTAGCAGCAGTAATTACAGGAATGTTAAAACAAACTGCTGGTCTTCCTAGTTTAAGTGATAAATTCTTATCAGACTATCTTGAAAAGAATTTTAAAAGAGATAAAGAGGATGGAAGAGAGGCTGTGCGTTTGGCTAGTTTTGTAGAAAGAAAATTATTTGAAGCAGCAGAAGCAAATATTTTAGGATCTGATGATGAAGAGGAAAAACTGGCATATAGAACTGCATTAGGATCAATATCTATGTTTACAGGAATGTCTGCTGATAGCACTTTTGCTTTAGAGATGGACATCCTTAACAATAAGTCAAAGTTTTATAACCAAGATGACTGTGTTAGAGAACAAGCAGTAGCTATGGCACAAGGAAAGCTACCTCTGAGTAGAACTGATGTGTCTAATGATTGGGGCAATATGAGTTTAAAGTTTGAGAGAAAAGGTAATTCTTCTGTATTTGGATTAAAAAGTACTGGCTGTGAGAGTATCTTTGATGGTAGTTTAAAGGAAAATGTTTTAGCAACCTTCCTACAAGCTCAAGCAGTTTTATTTGAAACATTATTAAATTAATGCCCTTCCTCCCACCATATACTCTCCTCTAACTCTAACAATTTTGCGAATTCATAGATTCTCCATTTATCGGCCAAATGCAATCTATCGGTATTATAAGAAGTTTCTATATAACTTATTCCTTTTATAATTTCGCTCCCTGTATAAGAAGGTACAGCCGCTAATATAGGTTTTCTATCCTGTTTTAGTATAACCATAGGGGTTTTACAGCATTTTTTCGAATCTTTTTCACATTGTCTGAAAAAATCCCATATATCTGAGCTATTATTATATAAGCTATATAGATTTATGTTATTGTATCCTTTTTTACATTCTATACAATATTTAAATTTATAAGGAGTAATAAGATCTCCATATATCTTTAAGTGTTCAGGTAATGAGTGTGTAGTAGCAAATGCACCAGATCCAGGAGTTCTTGAAAACTCAGTAGTGCCTAGTCTATTATTAAGTAGCTTGGCTACATCCCGCTCAAAGGTATGTCCCTTTGCCCTGCTATTCTTTCTTTTTGGTTTTTTCCTTAATTTATTTATATCGTAATTATCTTCCATAACTAACCCTCCACTTACTATAATAGACAAATGCAAGAGCAAAAGATAAAACTAGATATTGCAGCATGGAAAATAAACATTGAACAACGGAGAAGAAATAGAATGAAATTTACAGTAAAAATGGGGAAGGACGAGTCAGAAGCTTTTAAGAATTTTATGGAGCAGTTACGCCCAGACGATGTTAGTGAGGATAATTTTATCCGTACCATTTTCTATAAAGGAGTTGAGAAATTCCAAGAAGAGTTAATGGAGAATATGAAATCTTATCTTGAAGACAATAAAGATAATATTGACGCATCTGCTATTGAGGCTTTAGGTTCGGATGCATCTGCTTTAATGGGTGCTATGCCTGACGAGTCTAGTCCCATCGAAGTTATTGAATAATGAAATACAATTATATGTCTCTTGAAAAAGAGAATGATTTAAATAAAATTTTAAGGTCACAAAAAGCAAGAGGACATAGTATTCATATTTTATTCCACTCTCTGTGGGACAATAATAGCATTAAACTACTGGAGCAAGTANAAAAGAATAGTACAGACTCTATGCAGCGTAAAGATCCTCTTTATGGAGTTGATAGCTTTAATATGCCGCACAGCTTTGTCATTTTTGGTACTACTAAGTCTCCTGCTTTAGTCTCTATTGAAAGAGGCAGAGTAGTTGTTGAGGATTACCTAGCTAGGATTTATAAAAAACTTAGGATTTAGACTCTAAAATGTTCTTGTATTTTTCTAATTTCTCTTTATACCGCTTATTCTTCGTGTAGAGGAGCTTACAATTATTAAGTATAACTGTAGTGAAATAATTGAATGCGCTGCCTTTGTCGGGGGAAAAGTTTTTAAGCGTTTTCAGCACTAGGAGAAAGCATTCTTGTTTTGCGTCTTCAAGATCAATTTGAAAGTTGAACCCCTCTAATATGTTGGTAATCAGAGTATCAAATAATTTTATTAATTCATCTTCATGTTCTTCTTTATCTTGAAGATACAATCTTATTGTTTTTTCGAAGTGTTTATTATTTAAATATTCCATTTCTTTTCATTATTATAGCGTTATGAGCGAATTACACTCGTTATATTCTGGTCTTAAGTCTAGTAATACCAATACTTTATGTGAAGGTTGTTCTATTTTAGATAAAAATAAGGCTTTTCATTCGTATTTGGATTACGACAATATAGAACCTTGCGATATTCTATTTCTTTCTGATTCTTTAAAATATAAAGTAGGTGAGATCACTTCCTTTTCTGCACCAGAGTTAAATCTAATTAAGGAATCCTGTTCTGGTGATTTCACGGTAGCTGCGTCTGTCAAGTGTCCCTCTGTTAAAGAAGCAGACATGACCCCAGACAATATGAAAATATGTCGCGTACACTTAGAGGCTACCCTAGATAAGGTAAAGCCTAAACTAGTGTTCCCTTGTGGGAACTTAGCCATGAAGATGCTGATCAAGAAGAGTGGCATCACAAACAAGAGAGGAAAATCTTATGA